TCGCTGGTCATAATAATAAAACCCCCCAATTTTTCAACGGAGCAAACAAATGTTTAACGCAAAAGCTCTAACCGAAAAGTGGAACCCTGTTCTAGGTCACGAAGGCGCTGGTGCCATCAAAGACAATTATAGAAAGGCTGTTACCGCTGTTCTGTTAGAAAACACAGAAAACGCACTACGCGAAGAGCGTGGTATGATGACCGAAACCATTAACAGTGCTGGTGCCATTGGAACCAACGCACTTTCTGGTAGTGGTCTAGACACCAAAACCGGTGGTCTCGCAGGTTTCGATCCTGTAATGATCTCCCTAATCCGCAGAGCAATGCCTAACCTCGTTGCTTATGATATCTGCGGTGTTCAACCAATGACCGGTCCTACTGGACTAATCTTCGCAATGAAGTCTCACTATCAGGCAGAGAACGACGCTAGCCTCCGTGCTGGTCGTGAAGCTCTCTACAACGAGCCAGATAGCAACTTCTCTGCTTCTTCAAAGGGTCAGGTTGATTACGACAACGATCCACTAGGAACCGACGACGTTTATCCTCTAGGCGACGGTGGAACTACTGACGCAAACCCAGGTCTTCTAAACGACGCTACTGGCGGTGGTACAACTGCTGCTAACTATGAGCGTGGTACTGTAGGCATGGCACGTAACGTTGCTGAAACTCTTGGATCAGGTTCAACCCTATTCAACGAAATGACTTTCAGCATCGAGAAGACTGCTGTTACTGCTAAGACCAGAGCACTCAAGGCTGAGTACACTCTAGAACTAGCACAAGACCTTAAGGCAATCCATGGTCTTGATGCTGAGCAGGAACTTGCTAACCTCCTCTCAAGCGAAATCCTTGCTGAAATCAACCGTGAGGTTGTACGTACAGTTTACACTGTTGCTAAGCAAGGCGCTCAGAACAACGTTGCTAACGCAGGCGTATTCGACCTCGACGTTGACAGCAATGGTCGTTGGTCGGTTGAGAAGTTCAAGGGTCTTATGTTCCAAGTTGAGCGTGATGCTAACGCAATCGCTCAGCAAACTCGTAGAGGAAAGGGCAACTTCATCATCACTTCCGCTGACGTTGCTTCTGCTCTCGCTATGAGCGGAACTCTAGACTACACCTCTGGTCTAACCGGAGCTGGTGGTCCTTCAATCGGTGAAGTAGATGACACTGGTAACCTACTTGTAGGAACCATGAACGGCAGAATTAAGGTCTATGTTGATCCTTATTCGGCAAACGTTTCCAACACCCACTACTACGTTGTTGGTTATAAGGGCACCTCGCCTTATGACGCAGGTCTCTTCTATTGCCCATATGTTCCTCTCCAAATGCTACGCAGCATTGATCCTGGAACCTTCCAGCCAAAGATTGGTTTCAAAACCCGTTATGGTATGGTTGCTAACCCATTCGTCGTTCAGTCGAATGGTACTCCAGATGCTGAGGCACTCACACACAACCGCAACCAGTACTACAGAAGAGTACGTGTTGCTAACCTCATGTGAGTTAATTCACAAATCAACACAGGGGGGGGTCTTCGGACCCCCTTTTTTTATTAAATAATATCAGCGTTCAATAAACTAATAATGCCAAGAGGTCATTTGACTAAAGTTGATATCTTAAGCAAGATCTACAAATTAAAAAATTCTCTACATAATAATGAGATTTGTTGGAACTGCTCAGATGATAAAAAAAGTGGAGCGCACTGGGTTCTGAACGAATTACTGGATTACATAAACGAATATCACTCGTAATATGGAATTAGAAAATTTATACAAAGAAATTGTAAAAATAAAAAATGATGTATTAATGGAAGAACCATGTCCTCTATATGAACCGGAATGGGAAGACTGCGGAGAAACCATTTATTCTAGAGCAATAAATACCATATAGCTTGGGAAGTTGACATGCCTGCTGAATGGTATAAAGAGCAACCAAGGAATAGAAATTTTCTAAATCCTATTGGTTATATCTTGAAATTAGATAAATTCGAAGGAACTGATTTCTTTTGCCAAAGAGCAAATGTTCCAGATCTTTCGATGCCAACTATCGAATATCCTACAAGATTTAGAAATTTACCAATGATCCCTGGAGGCGGTGTGACTTTTGGGGATTTTACCGTACAATTTATTATTGATGAAGATCTAAAAAATTATTACTCTATTCACAAATGGATGAGACAGAATGGTAGAGCTGATGATGATCTACAAACACCACCAGAAGAAGAGTACAGCAATGCTCAACTACACATTGTAACATCCTCATACAATCCAGCATTCATTGTATCTTATGAGAATATTTTTCCGGTATCACTTTCTGGACTAGAGTTTAATGCTACAATTAGTGATGTAGAATATCTTACAGCAGAAGTTACATTCAAGCATCAAAGATTTTTTATCCTCGACAAGAACATGAAACCCTTATGAATTTTGAAACTCTTCGTAATAAATTTGAAAAACTCAGAGAGGAATGGGCAGAAGATAGCGCAGTAGATTTTCAATTTAAGAACAAGCAGTATAGCACAGATCTGGGACAACTTGCGCTAGACATCCCTTTTCAACACAATAAATACTTACACCACTACACAGACATCTCCCAGATCAAAACATCTTTGGAGTTTGAAATTAGAAAACTTATAAAAGAAAAACGTGAGTATTATTCAGGCGAAGCTGATGCTCGCGTATACGCAGAAAAACCTTTTGGCGGAAGAATACAAACTTCCGAAAAAATGAAGACTTACCTTGAAAGTGATGATGATATTATCAACATAGAGGCGAAGATCAAATATCTAGACCAGATGTTGTACTGGTTAGATCAGGTAATGAAGCAGATTTCAAACAGAGGGTTTCAGATTAAGAGTGCCATAGAGTGGGAGAAATTTATCAATGGACAGTAATGACACTCCTTTCGGTCAAGAAAAAGAATGAAGTCTACGTGACTATTCAATCCGCAGAGCCCCATGTTCATATGGAGCTCTCGGATTATTTTACATTTGAAGTTCCAGAAGCAAAATTTCTAAAGAAGAACCCAAGGTATAAGTATTGGGATGGAACTATTCGTCTATACTCCCCCGGAACTGGAGAACTTTATGGTGGACTGATGAAGCACCTACAGGTGTGGGCAGAAGAGCGTCAGTACACTATCGAGTATGAAAAAAATGATTGGTATGGAGATGTTGAAGAAACTAACGACTTTGTTACTCCTGATGGTATCAAAACCTTTATGGACAAAATCACCAGAGAGGGAATTACTCCAAGAGAGTATCAATACCGTGCTGTCTTTGAAGCAATAAAGTTTAATAGAAAATTACTTCTTTCTCCTACGGGGTCTGGGAAGTCTCTGATGATCTATTCCCTCGTCAGATACTATACTGCTACCCACAAGCAAACGCTCATCATCGTCCCTACTACGTCCCTCGTAGAACAGATGGTCAATGACTTTAAAGATTACGGTTGGAATGCTGATGATTACGTTCATAAGATTTACTCTGGTAAAGATAAGAATACTGATAAACCAATCGTTATTTCAACTTGGCAATCAATCTATAAGTTTCCTAAGAGATACTTTGATGACTTTGATTGTGTGATTGGTGATGAGGCACACCTGTTCAAGTCTAAATCACTGACAGGTATTATGACAAAACTTCATAATGCCAAATATAGATTTGGTTTTACTGGCACACTTGATGGTAGCAAGACACACAAGTGGGTATTGGAAGGTTTGTTTGGCGATTGTGAACGTGTAACTAAAACAGATGATCTAATCCGTGATGGTTACCTATCTAAATTTAGGATCAAAGTGTTGCTGTGTAAACATGCTCCACAATACTTTGAAAGCTATCATGATGAAATTGATTATCTAGTCTCTCACAAAGGAAGAAACAATTTAATTAAAAACCTCATAAAAGATATTGAAGGCAATACCCTTGTTCTATTTAACTATATCGAGAAGCATGGAGAACCACTTTTTGATTTAATAAATAAGACAGTCGATCCATCACGAAAAGTTTTCTTTGTTCATGGTGGAACAGACGTAGAGGATAGAGAACAAGTTAGACAGATAACCGAGACTGAAAATAACGCTGTAATTATTGCTTCATACGGTACGTTCTCTACTGGAATTAATATCAAAAGACTACACAATATTATCTTTGCTTCTCCAAGCAAATCTCGTATTAGAAACCTTCAATCGATTGGACGTGTTTTACGTAAAGGAGAAGGAAAAGACATGGCAACATTATATGATATTGCTGATGATATTGGTGGACAAAATTATACATTAAAGCACCTCAACGAAAGAGTTAATATTTACAATGAAGAAAACTTTAAGTATGAGGTAATAAGAGTAAACTTACGCGCAAATTAAATATGGAAGAAGAATTTTATGCGACTATAAAGTTGGT